GGTGGTACAGGTATTATGTATAGTGCAAACCAAGTATTCATTATTGGTAAAGCTCAGCAAAAGGATGGCAAAGATCTAGAAGGTTTCAAGTTTACTATTAATATTGAAAAGTCAAGATACGTTAAGGAAAAATCAAAACTTCCTTTCACTGTATTATTTGATAAAGGTATTCAGAAATGGTCATCGTTAATGGAATTGGCTTTGGAGTCAGGACATCTTGATTCTAAAACTCAAGGCTGGTATAACGAAATCAATATGGATACTGGTGAAGTACTTGAACCTAAACGTAGAGCTAAGGATATTATGGTTGATGATGCATTCTTTGAACGTATCATGAAATGTCCTAAGTACAACGAATACATTGAACGCAAGTTTAAACTTAATGCAGCAGTAATGGGAGATCAAAATGCTCGAGAAAACGATACTATCGAATCTGATTCTTAATGAGGAATTTGGCCGTAAGGTCTTTCCATATTTAAAAGAAGAATATTTTGAAGACATATCGTTTAAGAAAGTGTTTGAGACGGCGGCTGAGTACATTGAAGAGTACAAAGCCCCACCTTCCATTGAGGCATTAAAAATTGCTCTTGATAAAAGGAAAGATCTCAACGAAGATATGTATACGAATACTAATGCTCTGATTAATAGTCTAAGCGTTGATCCGAATACCTCCGTTGAGTTTCTTCTCAAAGAGACTGAAACATTCTGTCAAGATAAGGATTTATATAATACGATTCGTAAATCTATCCTTATTCTTGATGGTCAGGACAAAGAGATGGGCAAAGGAGAAATCCCGAGACTGTTATCCGATTCGTTGGGTATCAGTTTCGACCAATCTGTTGGTCATGACTTCCTTGAAGATGGCGATGATCGTTATGAACATTACCATCGGAAAGAAGAACGTATTCCATTCGATATAGATATTCTAAACAAAATTACTAAAGGCGGCATACCTCGCAAATCTATGACCGTACTGTTGGCAACAACGGGTGGTGGTAAATCTTTACTTAAATGCCACTTTGCAGCTAATCATCTAATGTATGGCAAGAACGTACTGTATATTACAATGGAGATGGCAGCAGAAGAAATTGGTCGAAGGATTGATGCAAACATTATGGATATTACTCTTGATGAAGTTGCTGAAGTTCCTCGTGATGTATTTGAGAAACGAATGAATCGTTACAAGTCGAAGACAACTGGTAAATTGGTTATTAAAGAATTCCCTACAGGATCTGCTAATAGCGGTCACTTCAGACATTTACTCAATGAGCTGAAACTGAAAAAGAATTTTGCGCCTGATGTTATCTATCTCGACTATTTAAATATCTGTTCGTCTGCTCGCGTTAAAGGTGCAGCCGCAGCAAACAGTTATACATTAGTAAAATCTATTGCAGAAGAAGTTCGTGGTCTTGCTATGGAATACAACTGCGCAATCGTTACATCGTCTCAGTACAACAGAGATGCATACGGTAACTCAGATGTTGATCTAACAAACACTTCAGAGTCAATGGGTATAACCCACACGGCAGATGCAATCTTCGGTCTGGTCAGTTCTGAATACCTTGAAGAGATGGGACAGTTGATGATTAAGCAGCTGAAGAATCGTTGGGGAGATATTGGTTACTATCGTAGATTCCTTGTAGGTATTGAACGTGCCAAGATGAAGATCTATGAACTCGAAGAATCTGCCCAGGAAAACATTAACATGGAAGCTCCACAAGGACATCAAAAACCAGAGGGTAGTGCCTTCGGTAGTTCTAAACCTAAGTTTGGTGGTCAAGACAAACAGGATATACCAGCAAGGTTGAATAAACGTGGTGGTGGCAAAGTGTTTGGTGATGTTGCTCTTACCTAAGCAAAATGTATAAATAATGGATATAACAAAAATAATTTATTACAAGGTGTAAAATGCGACGTTATAATACATTTATCACAGAGGCATCCTTTCTAAAACCTGACTACGTTATTGGCCATAAGGTCATGTATAACGGAAAAGGTTTTAAGGATCTTGATGTACTTGGATATAAGAAAGGCGATACGTTTGAAATCGTTGGTCAGACCAAGAACGTTGCTAAGATGTTTGGTAGTGAAGATGGTGCCGCTGAGAAATTCTTAAAGGCTCCTGATGGAAAGATCTATCAATTCAAAGGTGCTACTTCTTTTAAATCCAGTTCCTTTACTCATCTTAAGTCTGCTGGGTCACCACCTACTGGAGCTGAATGGGAAGATGTTATTGTATACGCATACAATCAAATGAACGGTGTTGATACCGATCCTGAGACTGTTGAAGTTGCTATGAAGTTTTGGGATAAGTATGCAGATCAAGCTAATGTTATTGCATCCAACTTTAAGAAGTCATTAACCGCTAAACAGCTAGTTCAAACTGGTCGTGGTATCGGTAATGTTAGTCTAGGTCCAATATGGACTGCTGAAGGTGCAAAGAATAAGACGCCTAAGACTGATATAGCATCTGCTAATTTCAAAGAACGTATATCGTTAAAGAAAGCTGGTGGATCTCAACTTGCTTCCCCATCTAAGAAAGAGTCTATAGCAATCGTAAAGGCTGCATTATCTGAGATGGGTAACGATAGAGCATTCGCTGCTGATCTCGTTAAGACTATGGAAGAAAAGATGTCTACGTTAGTCTCAAGAACCGCGGCTAACGAATTACGAGCTCAATCTAAGAAAGGCGAAAAGACTGATGCTGTAATAGATTTCCAAGCAAAGGATAAAGGTAATAAAGAATTAACTGCCATGATGGAATCCTTTATTAATCAAGACACCTCTGCTAATACACTATTCAGTAAACACGTTGTTCTCGAAGCGGCGACAGGTAATCACAAGTTTGGTTCCAATAAAGCAAAAGCTGCAGCTAATCTATTAGGTAAGTTTAGTCCAACTGGCGAAGTTCAGGTTGAACCTATCAATAGTATTAAAGACCCTATCATTGTAAAGTATTCTCAAACAGTAAGACCTTATGTAGCATTTAAATCTGGTGGGGGTGGATCTCCTGCGTATTCTTCTTTACGTTTAGGTATTAAGGAATCAGAAACCTTTAAAGGTATTGTGTTATCTGAGATGTCTCAACTAGAAGGTTTAATGTTAACTGAAGATTTTCTATCAGAAGGTCCACTTGATATGTTAAAGAAAGCTGGTGATTGGGCAAAGGATAAAGGTACTGCATTTGTTAGCAAAGTTAAATCTGCTATTACTGCTGTACTGAAAAAGATGTCTGCTGTGTTTAAAAAGATTGCTAAGATGGGGCAAGCAATGTTTGCTTCTCTGATGCGATTCCTTGGTGTTGAAATAAAGACAGCAGTTGGTATTCCAATGGAGATAACGCTATAATGCAAAGGTTTTCAAAGTTTATTGACGAAGGTCCAAACGATCCTGCGATATTTAAAGCAATCTTTTTAGCAGGTGGCCCTGGGTCAGGCAAGAGCTTTATGGTTAAGGAAACTGGTTTAAAGGCTTTAGGTTTTAGAGTTGTTAATTCAGATATACCATTTGAGAGAGCAATGGAAAAAGCAGGTCTTGAAATGGATCCTGATACTATTTTCTCAGTTGCTGGACAGACAGCAAGACAATCTGCAAAGACAATTACCGATGCTCAGATGCAAGGTTATTTAACTGGTAGATTAGGTCTTGTTATTGATGGAACAGGAAAAAACTTTGATAAGATCAAAACGCAAGCTACGGAATTAAAGAAGCTTGGTTACGATGTTTCAATGATCTTTGTGAATACAGATTTAGATACGGCAATTAGTCGCAATGATAAAAGACCAAGATCATTACCAACGCCAACAGTTGTTAAAATGTGGAAAGATGTTCAAAAGAATATTGGTAAATTCCAAGGCTTCTTTTCTCAGAACTTTATTGTATTAGATAACAGTGAAGGTTCTGATGATAAAGTTATCTCAGGCGAAGGTTTTAAATGGGCAACAAAATTTGCCAAACGACCAATACAAAATACGTTAGCAAGAAAGTGGATTAAGTCTTATACCGAATCAGCTGATACCACCGCGACCGACATTATTAAATACTTAAGGATTAATGACAAATGAAGTCATATAAACAACATCTAACAGAAGCAGACGCTAATCTGCACATGACTCATCTTGAAGATGCAGTGTTAGACGGTGGAGTAACTGGAACGCGCAACGTTATTAATTACATTCGCAATATTCGAGATATGTTATCTGGTAATACCGCAGCACCAGTTAATTTAACAGTTAAGTGGGATGGCGCTCCTGCGATCTTTGCTGGTACAGATCCTGCCGATGGTAAGTTCTTTGTGGCAAAAAAGGGAGTATTCAATAAAACTCCAAAACTATACAAATCAGATAGCGAAATAGATAATGATCTGAGCGGTGAATTAAATTCAAAGTTTAAAGTAGCTTTGAAAGAATTTGCTAAACTCGGAATTGAAGGAGTAGTACAAGGTGATTTCTTATATACGAACGACGATCTCAAGACGGAAGATATTGATGGAGAATCGTGTGTTACTTTCCATCCTAATACCATTGTTTATGCGGTACCTAAAGCATCAGACCTCGGTAAGACAATTTCAGGATCCAAAATCGGTGTGGTTTGGCACACAACATACCGAGGACCAGATCTTCAATCAATGTCTGCAAGCTTTGGTCAGGCGATCTCAACAAAACTTAAAAACGTTAAATCAGTCTGGCACGTAGATGCAAACTTTGAAGATAAGTCAGGAACAGCAACATTTACCAAGGCAGAGAACAAAGCATTAACTGCTCAACTATCAAAAGCAGGTACAATGTTTAGAACAATAGATGTTACAGTCTTAAATGAACTTGGGACGAATAAAGAATTGAATCAAAAGGTTAACACTTTTATTAATACAAAGGTTCGTGAAGGACAACGTATCGGAGCAGTTAAACCTTTCGTAAGGGATTTACAAAGTTACATACAGAAGTATTATCAGAACGAAGCAGATAAACGTAAGACTCCTGCTGGTAAGAAAACACAAATGGATAAAGCAACGGCAGTACTAGGTATATTTGATAAAAAGAATACTAGGAAGCTTGAAGCTATATTTACTTTATATGATTTGTTAGTTGATATGAAATATGTCATCATAGCAAAACTAAATACAGTAGGTGGTATCAAAACTCTACTTAAAACAACCAAAGGATTCGAAGTAACAGGACAAGAAGGATTTGTTGCTATCGACCATTATGGTAAAAACGCCCTTAAGATTGTAGATCGTATGGGATTCAGTCTTGCTAACTTTTCAGATCAATATATTAAAGGCTGGCAGAAAAAATAAAACGTGCGGACTAAGGCCGCGGAGAGGTTACAAATGAAAAACTGGGAAGAATACAAAGATTCTCGCGGTGTTACAACAAAGAAAAAGATTGTCATTGATAATCCTTTGGAGTTGTTTAAAAAAATAACAGAAGCTAAAACTGCTACTGAGCCTGTTATATTATATGAGCAGGAAATTCCTGCGACATTTGCACAAACACTAGAGTACGTTAGTAAAGAACTTATTGAAGAAGATGAGTTAACTATTCCTATTCTTAAAGAATCCCCTGTCCCTGTAGAACCTCTTCCTCAGCCTGATCCTCAATACGCTACACAAAAACAAATGAACGATCATTACAAGCTACTCTTATCACGAATTCAAACACAACTGTCTACAATAGGCGGCGGTGGTGAAGTTAACTTTCGCATGCTTGACGATGTTGATCGCAGTACAATTGCTGATGGTCTAAATTTACGGTACAACGCTGCTAGTACGAAATTTGATTTTGTACAGCCATCAGCTAAGGCGTATTATGTAACAAGAGTTCATGACACGGTTCAAACACTAGATCATTCAACTCCACAAATTATTACAGATATGACACTAAGTCCACCAGCTGGAACTTACGTAGTAAATTACAATAGTAAGTTAACAGTTATTGATACCTCAAGTCTCACTAGTGCCGCTAAAGTTGAAGTTACATCATTATATGCCGACCTGAGTACACGAGCTGCAACTGGGGCTGAAACAACTCGAGCTGCAAGTGATATATACGCTAACGAAACACTAGGACCCGGTGTTTACATACACACTGGTGCAATAACCGTTAATGGCAAACTCACACTAAATGGAAGTGCAACTGACGAATTTATATTCCGCACTGCTGGTGCATTCACAACAGGCACGTTTGCTGAAATAGAATTAACTGGTGGAGCCACAAGTAGTAATGTATGGTTTGTAACTGCTGGTGCACCAAGCACGGGCGCAAATGCTATAGTACGAGGTAATTTTATTGCAGACCAAGCGGCGCCAAGTCTAGGTGCAACTACATCTTTTGAAGGGCGCATGCTTGCAGTTAACGGAGCAATAGCTATTGGCGATGCTTGTGTCATTACTGCGCCAACTGGTACAGGAACAACGTCGATAGGAAGTCTTGTTGTTTTTAGTATGTTCACCGGTCTTGGCGCTGTTTCAAACACAGGTACAGTAACTACAGTTGCATTAAGTATTGGTACTGACGGTGGTGCCATCACAGGATTTCCAGAAGGTAATGTTGGTGGTAACTTGTACCCTGGCGGTGCAGGTCAATCAAGTAGACTGCGTATTGGTGTATATGTTGATGGCGTTCTCCTTGATGATTCAAGAAGACAATATGACCACTCCTTTCAAAACGTAGATGAAGAATATCCCGTCGTATTACAAACTGTTGTAACTTTGACTGCTGGTCAAACGATGGACGTTAGAGGATCTGCCGCTTTTGGTGAAGTATCAATTGGTCCTAGAATGGCGTTTATAGCAACACTAGCTGATACGTAATCAATAATATTAGGAAAAGAAATAATGTCAGAAATACACTACTTAAAAAGATCAGCCACAGAGGCAGTTATAAAGGTTTATGTAACTGATTCTTCGGGTGATACCGTTGATATTGATTTAGCAGATCTTGCGCATCCAAATGATACATTTGTTGATAGCGATGCTGTAGTAACTATTAAAGAAATATTCTGGGGTTGTAAAACCAATAAACATATAGATATTTCTAGATGGGACGGGGTTGCACCTCACGGTCATTATTACTTTGTAAATTCCGGTTCACACGAATATAAAGGTTTTGTGGATAACGTATATTCCAATAGAGATATACGAATCGTTGGTGATGGACCATTCCACGTTATTATGAAACTTACTAAAGAAGCTGGATATAATTAATAGTTGACATCCTTAAAGAAGTTTGATATAATAGATATATAACAATATGGTTCGGAATGATTCCTTGTCTGTAATGATTATAATTTGAAAGAGGAAATACGATGGGTAGAATTAATGATAGAGGCCACAGCGGTGGTAACATTTGGAGATGGCAAACCATTGAAAAATACGTACGCAAGAACGGTTGGACTAAAGGTGCTGAACTTGGTGTATGGACTGGCGAAACGTTTAAACATCTAGTTAAAACATGTCATAAACTACATCTTATCGGAGTTGACTTATATGCAGCTCAACCAGATCAAGAAGGTCCTGAGCAATGGACACGCGGCGAAAATGGACATGCATGGGACCACGACACGTACTATAATAACTTAGTACAATTCTGTCAGGCATACCCAGGGCGTGCTGAAATTATCAAAGACTATACCACTGAGGCTGCTAAAGAAGTAGCTGACGAATCATTAGACTTTGTCTTTATTGATGCAGATCATAGTTACATGGGTGTGATTCGCGACGTAGGTGCTTGGGCTCCTAAAGTAAAGAAAGGTGGAATGATTATTGGACATGATATACATTTTGAAACTGTTAAGACGGCAGTGATTGAATTATATGGTGAAGATGGATATTGGGTTGAGGATGATTTCTTATGGTTCGTGAAAAAGACGTAACAGTAATAAACTTTTATGGTGGCCCTGGGTCAGGTAAATCTACTGCAGCCGCAGGTCTATTTTATAAAATGAAACTCGCAGGTTACTCTGTTGAGTTGACCGATGAATTCGCGAAAGAATGTGTATGGGAAAACAACGTCCCAATGTTAGCAGATCAGTTAT